GCTTTTGAGCACCTCATCTTTTTCATTATCCAAATTTCTTTCCTGCGGTTTGGTCGATGGTCCATAGCCTCCTCCACTGTGTTGTGTCATAAGCTCAACTATTCTTTCTTTTTGTTCTTTTAATGTCTTTTTCATAATGTGTAATTTTTATATAAATATATTATCTATTTGTTATTATCCCGTACTTTCAATAAAATTAATTTCTTTTATAGGGATTTTTCCTGGTGATACGTGGGAATTTGAACGTGCTCTATGTGTATAAACAAAAAACCCATCCTTATCGGCACCTAAACTAACACCGCTGGCTTTGGGCGTTTTATCTGTTAGTTCTTTAGTCTTACTTAATCCATGAACTCTACCGCCTTCATGATATGTTGAACCGCCAGTAAAATATTTAAGAATTTCTTCTTTCATTTCTTTACTGATTGATTTCGACCTCATTAATGCGTCTTTTTCTTTCTTGTGGTTTGATTCTAATATATTCGTGCAGATTTCATGTAATGATATTCTCATTATAATTGATTTCTATATAAATATGTAAAAATTTTAAAAGAAAAAAATTATTAAAAAATAGTTTTTATATATTGATATTTCATTATTTTTATTTATATTTATTCATGATAAAAAATGACATGGATATACAGATTTCACAAAGCTCTCAGACCGAATCAGAACCCTCTGATGATTACCCTGCGAAAGGCAAGGATTATCCCTTGCCGATAAATAATAAACTTAATAATTTTATAAATGAAAATTTCATTGGAACCTCCATCGAAGAATGGGGAGATTGGAGGTGGCAAATTAAGAATAGTATTACCAATACTGAAGAACTTATCCGAATATTGGGAAAGAAGAAAAATGGTACTATTATTAACATGCCCGAAAGTCACCTCCCGTTTCGAGTAACACCTTACTTTGCTTATTTATTGGATACGCTGTCAAGTGAACATCCATTATACAAGACAATTATTCCTACCATTAATGAATTGAATACTATCAAAGAAGAAACGATGGATCCTCTTAATGAAGAAGGAACTTCGCCTGTTCCAAATATCGTTCATCGATATCCTGACAGAGCGCTGTTTTTAGTAACTGGATTTTGTTCGGCATATTGCCGTTATTGTACAAGAACGCATATGACGTCAAAAAGAACATCTTTTAGCGTTTCCCAGAAAGAATGGGAAGTTGGGTTTCAATATATTGAAAATCATCCTGAAATTAGAGATGTGATTGTTTCTGGCGGAGATCCTCTCACATTAAGGGACGATCAAATAGAATACATATTACATAGATTGCGTAACATAAAACATGTAGAAATAATACGCATTGGAACAAAAGTACCAGTGGTTCTACCTATGCGTATCACTCCTGAATTAACGGATATATTAAAAAAATATCATCCATTATATATGAGTATTCATTTTACGCATCCCGATGAACTCAGTTTTGAAACTCAAAAAGCCTGTAATATGTTAGCAGACGCAGGTATTCCTCTAGGATCCCAAAGCGTATTATTAAAAGGTATAAATGATGATGTGGAAACATTTCGCAATCTTTATCGCGCGTTACTTAAAATCCGAGTTAAGCCATATTATCTGTATTCTTGTGATAAAATACCTGGCAGTCAACATTTTCAATCTACAATAGATAAAGGATTGGAGATTATTGACAGTCTGAGAGGCCACACATCTGGATATGCTTGTCCACAGTTTGTTGTTGACACAAGTAAAGGTAAGATTTCTTTGTTACCGAATTTTATAAAATCTATCACAAAAACAGAGAATCATAAAACATATTTGTTTCGAAATTATATTGGTCAAGAATATCAGCATATTGAGGTATTTTAATATAGTTTGGTACGATACTTGTTATTTATATAATATAAATCTATATAACATGAAAAAGTTCTTATTTTTAATCGTATTATCAATCATCTCTTTGATGTTGATGGGACAGTCTGCCGATATGTCCAATTATGAAAAGTATCTTCTTGCTCAAGAACAAGGTATTGATCAAGATACAGTAAAAAAATCTGCCGATACTTTAAAAACTGAAGTCGATGACCTTTATTATAATCCATCCACGGATAAAAAACAGGTCACAACCATATTCAATGCCAAAAAAGGGCCCAAATCTGTTCAGCCAGAAGAAAAACTTTATAGTGAAGAATATGAGGACGGATTTGTGGATGGATATACATATGCCAATTATGATGATCCTTTTTATTATTCGACAATGATAAGCAGATTTCATTTTGGATTTGGCTTTGGATATTATAGCCCTTATTGGAATTTTGGCTGGGGTTATCCTTATTATGGATATGGGTGGTACGATCCGTTTTATTATGATTGGTATTATCCATATTATGGCTACGGATGGGGTTATCCTTATTATGGCTACGGATGGGGTTATCCTTATTATCCTTATTATGGCGGCGGATATTATGGGCGTTCTCCTAATTATGGACACGGAATGTTGGGACAAAAGTATTACGGATATCACGAAACAAGCACTAAAACTGTTGGAATTAGTTCATATAATCGTGCCTCAAATATGATGAATACAAAAAGAATATCGTCAGGTACACAATCAAAATCTGTGTCGTCAGCACAAATCAAAAGAAATGAATCATATACAACTATAAAAACAGAAAATCCGTCACAACTTAGAAGAACTTCCGCTATTAGAAATAATATACAAAACAAAGTTAGCACTAGCGTAAAAAGTTACACCCCCAACTATTCAAACCCTAAAATGTCCACAAAACCATTGTATAATAATACACGTACAAACAATATGCGATCAGGCGGACAGGAAAGATATATACCAAGCAGAACTACTACTCAATCAAAAAATTCTTATTCGGCGCCGAATAGAAATTATAATTCATCAAGAACATATTCGTCACCAAATAAAAGTTCAAGCAGCGGATATTCTGCCCCAAGAAGTACTGGATCGTATAGTGGCGGTTCATCTTATAGGGGCGGTAGTTCATCTTATGGAGGAGGATCGTCCGGATTAAGTAGAGGTTCAAGTGGCGGAAATTCAGGCAGTTCAGGAGGAAGGTCTTCCGGAGGAAGAAGATAATATGCAAAGGGGAATAAATCAATTCCCCTTTTCTTTTGGATCGTGTATTTATGTATAATGGATTTTACTTAATTAATCCAATAAATAAACATAATTAAAACTACTAATTTTGAGAAAAACTGTAAAAATATTAATATTGGACGATTCGAAGGAGGACGTGGAAAAAACAATTAAATTTATGTCGGATAATGGATACACTTTTCCACCCGCGGTTTCCATTGACGAAAAAACATTTATTGAACAATTGAATGAATACGTTCCAGATGTTGTATTAAGTGAGCATCAATTGAATGGCCTTAACTCACTTCAGGCATGTAACCTAACAAAAGAAATATGTCCTAATGCTCTTTTTGTTCTATTATCTAACCAAATAAATGATGAATTTGCTTTTGAATTATTGAATGAAGGGATAGATGTTTATTTATTAAAAGACAGAATGCTACAACTACCCCAAGCTATTGAGGTGAATTTGCGCATGCGTAAATCTGACGACGAAGCAAAAAAATTGGCATACGCGAATGAAAAATTGGTAGAAGCATACAAAGAAATAGAAATTAAAAATCAAAATATAATCCAGAGTATTATGTTTGCCAAAAGAATTCAAACTCTAACCTTACCTAAAATTGACATATTATTAAAAAACTTTCCCGAAGCTTTCATATTATATAAACCTAAAGATATTATCAGTGGTGATTTTTATTGGTTCTGCGGCGGTAATGGTAATGGTAATGGTAATGGTAATGGTAATGGTAAGGGTAACAATAAGAAGTTTATGGTTGCTGTCGGTGATTGTACTGGTCATGGGGTATCAGGAGCATTGCTTTCAATGATTGGATATAATCTCCTTAATGAAATTGTTGGAGATGATGATCTTTTAGATAATCCAACGGATATAGTATCAGAACTAGATTCCAGTATGTGCAAGTTGTTAAAACAAGATGCCGAATGTGGATATCAGGATGGCATTGATATGTCATTTATTACAATTGACAAAGAAAATAAAAAAATATATTTTTGCGGATGTAGGAGACCGTTATTATATTTAGTTCGAAAAGAAAAAAAGATTATAGTGTATAAGGGAGAACCATATTTAGTTGGCGGAATGAACGAAAATAGAAGTAAACTATTTAAAACGCAAGAAATAGATTATCTTGATGGCGATATAATTTATATGTTAACTGATGGATATACAGATCAATTTGGAGGGGAGAACAATAAAAAATTAATGAGCGATAATTTTACTAAAATTTTATTGTCGATTCAACATTTAAATCTAAATTATCAGGAGCAATTACTCGAGCAAAAAATAATTAGGTGGCAAGGTGAATTGGAACAAACTGATGATATTTTAGTGGTTGGAATTAAATTATAATATATTTATTAATATACATCGATTTTTAATGAATAACAAAGCAGTAGTTGAAAATAAAGTCGTGCCAGGGTCTAAAATTACGTCTATTTTGACACATATGAAAAATTTTAGTCAGCAGTATCTTACTCTTGCAACATTCGTCGGAATCTTCTGGGGCGCATTTGTTCTGTACGATAATTGGAAAGATAATAATGAAAAGATGCAAGATAATATTAAAACAATATTAAATTCACAAGCGCGCGAAGATAGGGCAGATTCATTATTATCAATTGAAATGAAAAATTTAAGACAGGATTTTGAGGACTTTAAAAACGATATGCAATTAAAAGGAAATACTCTTAATTCAATACAAAAATCATATGTGAAATATCTTAGTAAGGATCAGACATTAACTAAAAAGGACTTTGTTGAGTACATGGAAGGCTTAACTATTGAGTCAAAAAAAAACTAGATACTAAAGATCAGGACACAATTAAGCCCGAAATTAATATTATAATAAATAAAATAGAAAAATAATTATGTTTAAAAAAATTGGTGATTTCTTTTTATGCTTTCTTCGGGATGATTGTCAATATTCTGTAAAAAAAGTCTTGGCGTTTATACTTACGGGAGTTGCCATTTATCTGATTATTTGGACAGATAAAAGCGCTTATGATGTATTAGGATTTGTTGCGGTTTTACTTGGACTCCGTACATATGAAAAAGGAAAAGAAATGACATTAGGTAGAAAATTTGGAACTCCTGCGCCAACAGGAAAAAAAGAACTTCTTACTGACTAATTCTTTTTTAATTCCATACATAGTTTATGAATTCTGTTACAAGATTCATAATCTTCAATCTTTTCAAAATAAGGCATAATTGTTTCTGATAATAGCTCGATATTGTTTTTATTGATATTAAATCCGGTGTAAAATGTTACACCTTCAACTTTTGCCACGACAAGTAATTTTTTAATATCGTTATTTGTTGTTATCATTAGTTCAAAAGCCTCTAATATTTTATGATAAATTCCGTATTTTTCGTTTTTTAGGAACTCAATAAAGTTTGGGTAATCATTTTCAATTAGCATCGGGATTGTGCCAAATGATGTTTTTAGTTCTGTTATTTTTTTCATATTACTTTAATTTGATAATAACAAAATATAAGGAAAATAAATGACAAAAAGAAATTATTGAAATCTATAGTCTGAATTAATTGTTCTTATTATTGTGGTTAGTCCTCCATTCATAAAACTATAATTAAAATCATCAATTTCTTTTTTACTTCTTGGAATTTCATTATCTTCAAGTGGTATATCAAAATTGTTACCCTCAATTTTAATTCTTATAATGGATTGGCGGTTTGCAAAAGGCGCCACATAAAACGTATATCCGTCATCCGGATTAACGATTCGTAAAGTTAGTGAAGGATCATCGAGTTTATTAATCAACCATATTTCGTCATCCACAATTTTTTTAAACGCTCGTTGTATCAAACTTTTCCAGAATTCTATAATCTGATCAATATCCATTTCGGGATCCTCATTTCTAGACATTTTTATCATTGCATCTTTTTCATCATCAGTTAATGAATTCATTCCACTTTTACTTACCTTGTCTAATAATTGGTTGAGGTATTTTTCATTCTTGGCTTTTAATTCGTTTAATTGTGATTCGGAGATAATAATTTTCATGCGATAGTATTTTAATCATAAATAGTTAAATGTTATAAAACCTCCTTTAATATTAGTTTTTTTAATAATATCCAACTTATCCCGATGTTCGTGATATTTATATACATAACAATATGTAATATGTTGGTTAATAAAGAACGATATTATAAATATGTGGATTTAAAAAATCTTGTTAAATCATTAGAAATCAAAAGTAAAAATGATTATATTCAAAGGTATAAAACATTAAGGTTTTGTGGATTAAAAGCCCCGTTGAATCCTCGAACATTTTATGGAACAGAAATATGGGAAAACTGGTCGGCGTTTCTTAATAAACCGATATACAAAAAAAAACATTATAATATTTATTATTCTTATTCGGAGTGTAAAAACATTGTGCAATCAAAAAAAATTAAAAGTTCTACATATTTCCGTAAGCACATAAAAGATATAATTCATGGCGATATACGAATACCATATAATCCATATGTTATTTATAGAACAGAATGGGAATCGTGGGGTGAATTTCTTGGAACAGGAAGAATACAAGATAATTTAAAAACATATTTACCATTTGAAGAGGCAAGAAATTGGGCTCGAGAATTAAATTTTAAAATGGGAAAAGAATGGAGATATATGGAATTATCGAAACTACCGGATGGAATACCCAAACATCCTGATAGAACATATAAAAATAAAGGATGGTCTGATTGGTACGATTGGTTGGGAATTGATAAGAGATCGAAAATAAGTTATGGTGAGAAAAAAATATATGATTTTTTGACTGAAAATAACATTGACTTTAATTATAATAAGTCGTTATTGGATTGCTCACATGAATCAAAATTAAGATTTGACTTTTATCTATGTGATTATAATTTATGTGTTGAATACGACGGAATACAACATATTAAACCTGTGGATGTTTTTGGGGGAGAAAAAGAATTTGAAAAAACAAAAATACGAGATGAAATTAAAAATCTCTTTTGTAAAATAAACAACATTAAATTACTTAGAGTTCCGTATTATTGGAGTGATGGACAAATATTTAATGAAATAAAAAAAGAAATGAATTCTTAATTTACTTCATTATTAAATCATTGTTTTTATCAATTTTAAGAATATATGGGACGTTTTCTTTAATTTTACCAAGTAAAATGTTTTCGCTTATATAGTCTTCGCAAAGATTTTGAATTACTCGTTTTATTGGCCTTGCGCCGTAATCTTCTTCGGAATTTAATTTAAATATTCGATCTAAAACAGATTTATCAAACGATAATACATAGTTTTTGGATTTTAATAGATTAATTAAATTTTCAATTTCAATTAATATGATTTTTTTAATTTCGGACTCTCCTAATGAGTTAAACATTACTATATCGTCAATTCTATTTAAAAATTCGGGATTAAATTGTTGCTTTAATGATTTTCTTATTATTGATTTTTTTTCTTTATCTAAATTGGCTGCGCTTGATGTGAATCCGATACCTTTTCCGAAATCGATAACCTTTCTTGCTCCAACATTCGATGTCATTATAATTAATGTATTTGTGAAATTAACAGTTTTACCAAATGAATCTGTTAATCTTCCTTCATCAAAAATTTGAAGAAAAATGTTATAAACATCTCTGTGGGCTTTTTCTATTTCATCAAATAATATTATAGAGAACGGATTATTTTTAATTGCCTCGGTTAATTGACCGCCCTCATCCCAGCCAACATACCCATTTGGGGATCCAATTAATTTTGAAACGTTATGTCTTTCCATATATTCACTCATATCAAAACGAATAATTTTATTGGGATCTCCAAACAAAATTTCTGCTAAGCATTTTGCCAAATATGTCTTTCCGGTTCCTGTCGTTCCCAAAAATATAAACGATCCGATGGGTTTATTTGTACCTTTAATTCCGACACGATTTCTTCGAATTGCCCGAGAAATAGTAGATATAGCATCATCTTGTCCAATAACTTTAGATGAGAGTTGATTTTCGAGAGTTAATAAATTAGTCGTTTCTTGGGTGTCAAGCTTAGAAATTGGAACTCCGGTCATGTCAGAAACAATAGCATAAACATCATCAACAGTTATTGGATCTCTTTTATTTTCTTTGTTATTGATCCATTTGTTTTTTTCTTCGTCCAGTTTTTTGGACAACATTGTTCCTTCGTCTCGTAATTTAACCGCTAATTCATAGTCTTGGCTTTTTACTACCTCTAGTTTCTTGTCTCTAATCTCTTCAATTTTTTGTCTTAATTTTTCGATCGATTCCGGTATTTTAATCGATATTTTCTTTTCTGATCCTAATTCATCTAATATGTCAATCGCTTTATCAGGAAATTGTCTATCCGTTATAAATTTTGATGATAATAGAACAATTGATTCAATAACATTTTTACCATATGTTACTCTATGATACTCTTCATATGTTGGCTTTATCATATTTAGAATCTCGATTGTTTCTGAAAATGATGGTTCTTTTAATATTATTTTTTGGAATCTTCGAACTAATGCTCCGTCTTTTTCGATATATTTTTTGAAATCGTCAAATGTTGTTGATCCAATACATTGTATTTCACCACGGGAAAGTGCTGGTTTAAATATGTTAGATGCGTCCATTGAACCGCTTGCGTTGCCAGCACCGACTATTGTATGCAATTCATCAATGAATATGATTACGTCTCGGTTATCCTGTAATTCGATTAATATACCCTTAATTCTTTCTTCGAATTGACCACGGTATTTTGTTCCTGCAACCAACGAAGTTAAATCTAGACATACTATTCTTTTATCTAGCAAATTACTAGAGCACTCACCTTTAACAATTAATAATGCTAATTTTTCGATCAGAGCAGTTTTTCCAACCCCGGCATCGCCAACAATAACAACATTATTTTTTTTCTTACGAGATAAAATTTGAGAAATTCTTCTAACCTCTTTTTCTCTTCCAATTATTGGATCAAGTTTTCCTTCTTCTGCTAATTTAGTGAGATCTCTCGAAAAATTATCCAATATAGGAGTTGATGAACCTTGTCGTTTAGTTTTCGGCGTTGATTTATCACTATCATCAAAAAAATCAATGTTTGGCATATTAAAATTTTATTTTAAATTGTTGGTTTGGGTTGTTCGGGTGATTCATTAGATTTTGGCGATTTCACATTCATAACTATAAGTATGATGACCACAATAATGTCTAATACTAAACTTAATCCCCTGACATTATCGATAGATCCCCCACTACCTCCAATAGCTACCCCAATAAGAAATCCCAATAATAATGCAATGCCCAATGGTATTAAGGCAAACCATTTCCAACCTTTTCGCCATGCGAAAATTGTTAGAATAATTTCGGCTATTAGTAACATAATTTTTAATTTTTATTTCGAATTATTATTTGTTTGAGAACTTTTAATTAAAATTCCACATGTCCATGTCAGGCATACGGCTGTCCACCAAGGAAGTTCGACGGGAATAATACCCTTTTCAACCGCTAACGGGAATATAACCGGAAATGTTACTGGCCAAATCCAATATATAATGGTTCCACCCAGTACGGCTATTATAGCAACAAGAACCATTAAACCTAATGCGAGAAGAATACCTTCAAGAAATTTTTCCATAATTTTATAATTTAAGTGCGATACAAATATAAGACAAATATTTGGAATAACAAAATAATAATTGAATTATTTCTTTATCTGTTAAATTGTCAGTAATTATGACTCCCGAAAATATCGGGAGTTTTTTTGCTCGATAAGTATATTTATATTAAAATGAAAGTAAAGGAAGATATTAAATCTGTAAATCCGATTGTAACTGAACATTGGAAATATAAATTTGAGAAGGCCATAACAATATTATTGAAAAGTGGGCACAATCCTAATGAATTGATTGAACAAATAAAAAAATTCTCCTCAAACATTGAAAATGAAAAAAATAATTAAAATAACAGAACAGCAACTTGGTACTGTAATTAAAAGATCTATTGAAGAAAAGGGGAGTATTATAGAGTTAGAGGAAAAAGATTATCCATCATTTATGGCACATTGGGAGAACAAATTTGAAAAGTCTGTCGAAATTTTATTAAAAACAGGACACTCATCGGATGAATTAATTGAAAAAATAAAAATAATTGAAAGTAAAAACAATAAACAAATATGAAAAGAATAGTAAAATTAACAGATTCCAAACTTAATAGTATTATTAAGAAAATTCTTAAAGAACAAGAGGATCAATACATGGGAACAGGCCCCGAGCCAGAAGAAGTAACTGGTGCCCCTGAAGGAGAAGAAGGCGGTGAACCTAATTTCGAGGCTTTTTTAAGCGCAGCACAAGAATTAATGGGACAAGGGATTACAATTGGTAATTTAGTTGATAAACTTTGTGAATCCAAAGAAACCGAAGAACCTGAAGTTGAGCCAACTGAACCTGAAACCGAACAAGGAATTCCATCTGGTAACCAGTAGAAAATTATTATGAAAAAGAAAATCAAATTAACAGAATCTCAATTTGATGTCGTTCTCCGTTATAAAATATTAAACGAGTACGGAAAAAGGGGACGATGGAAGCCTGAATGGTATAAGGAAGATCAAATGCTTGCCATGTATAATTCTTTTTATGGGATACAAGAATTAGGAATGAACAAAGAGGAGGTCGCAAACAAAATTATTGGAAGTAGCATTGACGCATTTAATCAACAATCATCTAATTTTGATTTTCTTGATGGTAGAGGTGGATTAGATAGAGAAAGTCATAAACAAGAAGCAGTATATAAAGAGTATAAGGATGTTCCAAAACAAGAATTTAAAAGAATATGTTTAGATATCATTCAAAAAAGGATTAAAAATCCTGATCCTGCCGCTAAAAGGTATAAATTAGGTCAAGAAATTGGTTCTAAAAGAGATGAAATTCAAAAAGGTAGAGAAGAAGGACTTAAACTTGCCGGGGTTAGAGATCCAAAAAGAGCAAAATTAATAGGATCTAGACCTAAAAATATACCTATTGAAGATGAACCAAGACCATCAGAAAAGGAACAAATACAAAACTATCTTAAATCTATTCATAGTAGACTTCAAAATATTAATTCAAAAGCTGATGCGATTGTATTAGCTAATGATCTTGAATTTATAATAGATTATATAGATAACGAACTAATCGATAAAGATGCTGGAAGTGTGGTTGCGGAAATTACAGATCTTTTTAAAAAAAGAATTATAATATAAAAATGTACCCTGATGAAAATCAGGGTTTTTTATTTAAAATATTTTTCGTATATTATATTATATTAAAAATTAAAACTATGGGAATAATATCAGAACAAATTTCAGGCGACACGATCAGTGTTGCAATTAACTCATCGAATTTAAAATTCGCGTCTTATAATACAACTAGCAAGACATTAACGATTACTTTCAATAATGGAAGTATTTATGAGTATTATAACGTTCCTTGGATAATTTTCACCAAATTTAGATCGGCGGAATCTCAGGGAAGGTTTTTTAATACAGAAATAGGCAAAATCTATAAATACAAAAAGGTTAAATGACTGTTAGATCGTTAGTTGATGAGTTATCCGAAGATAGAGAACAAGATGAAAAGATAATAAAAACTTTTTATGCGAAGGATTCTTTATCTTCAGACATATTTGAAGAAACTGACGATACGTACATAATGATACCTTCGGTTCGAGATAAACTATTGGAACTTTCTGATAATTTTATTGATTTTCTCGGCGTCGATTTTTTTACTCATGATGTTGTTCTGACTGGTTCATTAGCAAATTATAACTGGTCAGAATTCTCAGACATCGATTTACACATTATTATTGATTATGAAGACACAGGGCATAATATTAATTTATTAAAAGAATTTTTTGATGCTAAAAGAGGCATATGGAACGCATTACACGATATAAAAATCAAAAATTATGAAGTTGAAATTTATGTTCAAGATGTAAATGAAAAGCACATATCTAGTGGTGTATATTCGGTATTAAATAATGAATGGATTATTTTACCACAAAAAGAAAAGAAAGAAATAGATGATCGTAAAATAATAGAAAAAGGAGAAGAATATGCAAAGATAATTGATGATCTGATTGAGAAAAAAGAAAAACATGCAGATATTAGGACAGATGTAGATGATGTAAAAAAGAAAATAAAAAGATTCAGACAAAGTGGATTAGATGATGGCGGAGAATATTCGTATGAGAATTTAACATTTAAGTTACTCAGAAGAAACGGATATATCAAAAAATTGATTGATCTTAAAAAAGAAGTAACAGATACTAAATTATCAGTACATTAATCAATAAACAATATTTTTCAACTTATAGTAGTATTTATTGCTAAGAATAATTAATTATTAAACATATCAAAATGGGAGAGTTAAAACCAATAGGCAGCGAGAAATTAAATACGGATGAAAAATTAAAACGTATTCTCGAACTAACATATTATCAATCACCGTCTGATTCAAAAAAATCAAGTGTGATTGTTGAACAAACGGCAACGGGTGTTTATGGAATTGTTAAAGAAAAAGATGGCTATTATGTGAAAAGAGGACTTACTGAAGGTTCTTTAGATTATATTGGCGGTCTTTTTATGAAGAATAAAAATAGATTTTCATCATATGGCGAAGCCTTTAAAAAAGCAGAATTTCTTGTTGAACAAGAAAAATTGCAGGAAGCTACAAAATATGTTTTGAAAACGCCAAAGCCACCAATGCCTAAACCACAAGAAGAGGCACCGATGCCGATGCCGACAGATGAAATGCCGCCTTCGCCAGCGGCCGCAGGCGAAACACCACCGCCAGCGCCCGATGAAGGATTACCACCATCACCAGAAGATGAAATGTCACCTGAAGGTCAAGAAGAAGACTATAAAAAAGCAATACAAAAACTTTCTGGCAAGCTTCAAGAAAAATTAAATGCATATAAAGAAAAACTTGAAAGCGAAGATTATACATATGTTATTAAAATGATATTATCTGCCGTCGATTTTGATAAACTTGAACAATCTGGCGATTTAGATGATATTCTGGATGAATTTTTTCCTGAAGAAAATGAAAATGGTGATCCAGGATCGGAAGACGCTCCAAGCGAAGTCGGCGATACCACTCCCCCAGCCGAAGATGAACTTGGTGAAACAGATGGAATAACAGCATTAGAAGAATTAATTAACAATCCATTTGAAGATGAACCAGTAGTGGATGATAGTAATTATTATGACGATGAGGAAGATGAACCATTAGATTTCGAAGATAAATCCGCAAGAAAATTTGCAGAAAAAGATATTGCAGGAGAGTATGATGATGAGGATGAACCAGAAGGACTAACACCTAATACTGAAAAACCATCTGATGATGAATCTGATGAAGAACTTGATGAACTATTGAGTGATATGGATGTACAATCTTCTGTTCCTGAACCTGGATCAGAAATTTCTGCTCCTGAAAGCGCAGTAAAAGAACTTGATATTGATGAATTAAACAATATGGTTAGTTCTAGCGTTAAAGAAACATTAAGTAAATATTTTGAAGGATAATGTATCTTATATACATCAACGAGCTAGGAAAGGACTATAAAGGTCAGAGGCAATACGAGTTCATTTTTGGTAAAAGTAAAGACGAAGATGTAATAGAAGATAATTGGTACATGGTACCATCATCAACAAGAGCAACACCACCAGATATTAAATCAATAGATTTGGTGGGTTTATTAAAAAATTCAGATTTGGAACTTGATTTGGTTCAAAATTCTGATTATTTTGGAGTAATAGATGCAGTTGATGGCGTTGTGGCGCTAGGATGGGAAAAATTTAATATGGATGCTGAAGAAAGACCCGAAAGAGTATCTTTTCATTTTGGCGAAACTGTAGAGAGCGTAACCACAAAATTAATGACAAAGGGGCTTAGACTAATAAATGACGAAATAAAATACAAATTTTCATGAAAAGGCAAGACATAATATCAAAACTAATAAATGAGGGATTTACTCAGAAGACATTAGTTAATTTAAACGACAAACAACTTCATATGTTGGCCGAGAGAGTTCTTTCTGAACAATATGCCACTACGGGTGCTGCTACTCCGAGCGTTCTTAACATACCAAAAGAAAAGTCGCAAGATATTACAGCGGCAAAAACACGAAAACAAACTTTTGCAACTTATGAGGGTGAAATGAAAGAAGAGGAAAAATTAGGCGTAGAAAAGAAAGAAAAAAGTGAAGACGAAAAAATTCTACAAAGAATTCATAGTAAAGCCGAATCGAAAATGAAAAAAGGTGAATGTATTAAAAGCGAGGTGGAATTACTTAAAA